TCTTGGCTGCTGATTGTCTTTCTCTGTTTGAGTTAAGATGTCCCAGCAATTAAAGAGGTTTACATTCTATATCACTATAGAAGGAGGCAACATTTCGCCTCGGTAGGCAAAGCCATGAATCAATACCATGGAGTATACAATATGCTTGAGCAATATTTCCTCTATTAGCTTTATAAGCAACAGTAGAACCACCTTGTGTACTAATCCTACAAATTTCTCTAAGATAGTACCACGGGTTTCTTGCACATTCTGTAAGTACTCTACTAATCTGGTCTCTAGTAAGTGTGGTGTGACCATTCTTATCTACAGCGTGTGGGTCAATATTAATAAGGCTATAATCATATATATTTAACATAAAATACCAATTCTTAATACCTAATTTTTTTAAATCACTCGCTACCTGTAGAAAAGATTTATTACCAGTTCCCAAATCATAGAACTTATCATTTATTTTAGCTATTCTACCCATTAAGAAAATCCTTTCTTTAATATAATTAGCTTTATAGTAAAGTGATTAGTATTAATTAATAACCGAAAAAACTTAACTATTAATATACTAAAAAATTTCAAGAAGGGAATTTTTCTAATATGGAAAATATAAAAGAAAATGTAACTGAAGTAATTAATGAAGAGGTAGTTCAGGAAGAACCAAAAAAAGCAGGTTTTAACCATAATGATTTTAAAAGTATTATGGAAATGATTAAGTCTATGGACGAGCAGCTTAAATATCTTAAAGATATGAGTGAAGGTCTTGTTAGAAATAATTATGGTCTTAAGACTTCAGTACTTGAAGATATTATCAAGTATGATAAGAAAGAGATAGAAACTATGGATAGAAATACTATGGTAGAATTTCTTTCTAAGTATGTAAATGATAAGAATACTCTTATAGATTTAGAGGCATTAAGTGATGATGAAGTTAGAGAAGAAATGATGGAAGTTAAGAATTCATCATTAGTTCTTTTATCAGCAAAATCTGGTGCAGATAAACTTAAAGAAGAGAGTAATAATATATTCACAGAGTATATGAATTATGTAACTTCTGATAAAGCAAAAGAGATTAAGAAAAAGAATTTAGAGAATCTTAAGCAATCTCTTGAATTAGAGAAAGATGCACATAAGAAGAGAGAGATGGAAGAAATGATTAGAGTAATGGAAAGCTCTATGAATTATGATTTCCTCTATGATAGATTCAGACAGCTTGGTGATAAAGAAGTCCAGAATATAAAAGATGGATTCTTCAATGATAGAAGAGGAAGTTATATAATGGAAAGATTCTATAAGAAGATGAAGATGTTTGGATTCAAACAGGATTTATACACATACTTCCTTAATATAGAAGAAACTTTCTTGGATGAGAAGTATCATCCATTCAATAACTTATTCCTATATATCTATGCAAGAATGATAGCATATTCAGACCCATATAATAAGAAAGATGTTATGTTTGTTAATGCTATTAATAGTGGATTAGCAAGTCTTATTTATCATAAGTTTGAGTCTACAGAACAGGAATTAAACTTTAAGGGAATTATTATGGGAATTGATGATTACTTTATGGGTGATAGAGAGTTCTTTGAAAAGAATAATACAACTTATGAAAAACATCCAGAAAGAATTGAATATGAGGCTGGTAAAGAAGATGCTCTTAAGAAATTCTATATAGAGAAACTTCATAGCTTAGATGTTACTGATTTTGATGAGTCATTACCATCAAAAGAATTAAAAGCTATATATGAAGAGAAGTATAATACATTAGTATCTACTCAGGTAGAAGAATATGATAATGAGCAGAAAAAGAAAGAAGAAGCTGTAGAAGAAGTTGATACTCCAGTAGATGAAACTACTGAAGTTATGAAACCAGAAATAGTTGAGGTGAAGTTAAACGATGAAGAAAAGAGTGAAGAAGAAACTGTGGAATAGATTCTTTAGAGATATCCATAGAATACTAAGTAGCTTTAGTATAAAAAGATAAATAAAAAATAATTATGATACAACATAGTAGTAAGGTAAGTGCAATTTATTACCTGATTAAAGTAAGACATTAATAACTCCTGTTAAGGTACCGTGGCGAAATTTGGGTCGTCACGGTATTATTCTTTCCCTTTTAGCACATTCAGTTAAACTAGAATAAATGAAAGGATTTAATAAATATGGCTTCATATTTTAAATCAGATGGAAAATATATTTATTTAGAAGCAGATTATGCAGAATTCTATTTACCAGAAGATTATTTTGATGAAACTGGTAAGTTTGCAGAAGATAAAGGTGATATGATAAGAACCCTAGGTATATTTACTGTAGGTATATTTGAGAAAGATAAATTAAAAGAAATAAAAACTTTTAATGTCCCTACATGGATAGAATTATATTCACCATCTACTGAAACTAGAATTGTAAATATATCAAGAAATCCTAATGAAGTTAATGAGGTTAAATGTAAAGTAATTAACTATCAAAAAGGTGCAAAGATAATGAGTAGTTCTGTAATTCAGGATAGTAGTAATGCTGAGGATTATATGAATCTTATTATCAAAGGTAAACTTCCTCAATGTATTCCATATAGTAGTATGATGGATTTATGGCAAAAAAATCTAAATCTTAATAATGTAGGATTTGGTGTAATGAATGTAATAGAAGAAATGATATTAGCTACTATGTGTAGAGATAGGAGAGACCCAAGTAAAAAATTCTGTCATGTAGTAACTACAGAACCATTAACAGATTATGATTATAAAATGAATAATGTAAGACAGATATGTCAGTATACTTCTACATTCAATGCTCTTACGTTTGAGGATATGGATTCTATGATTACAACATCCCTTAATAGAACAAAAAATAAAGGTGTTGAAACACCTTCTCCTGTTGAAGTTATACTGAAACAGTAGTGTTTCCCTAGCATAGGGCAATCAAACATTAAAATAAATCTATAGAGTTTTATCATAAAATAAACTCTAATATTTCAAGTTAAGGAGATATAAAACATGGCACAAACAATACAGATTGTTCCTCGTTTTTCATTCCCACATATAGAAAGTTATGTGAATGACTACACACAGGTAGCAAATGACGAACAAGTCAATGCTGTTGATGTCTCAGTCATTGAAGCATACGCTGTTAGAGCTCCTAAGGGTGTTGATAATAGATGGATTAGAAAAACAAATAAGGCTGATGCCATTAAGACATTTGGTGATTCAAATTTTAAGAAATATGGTCAGCCATTAATGCAGGCATTAAATGTACTTGATCATAATAACTCAGCTGTATGGATGATGAGAGTCATGCCAGAGAATGCAGCTTATTCTAATGCAATAGTTTCAATTCTTTATAAAGCAGATACTGCAGCTGATACTCCAAAGGCTAGTGATAGAAAGTTTAGAATTAAGCTCGTTGCTAAGAGTAAAGAAAATATATCAACCGCTAAAGCACTCGCTACAGCAGCTAAGGGTACAGAATTCACAGACGCAGATGCAGAGACATATAAGCAGCTTCCATTACTTACAGTAAGATATTCAGGAAGAGGTGATTGTGGTAACTTCTACTCATTGAGAATTTCTCAGGCTCTTACATATGAAAAAGAATATGGTATTAAGATGTACAACTTCGAAGTACTTACATCGGAGAAAGGTCTTGTAAAAGATGCTAACTATGTAGGTGCATTAGTTTCTTCTATGAAGTATACTTCAGAGGGTTCTACTCTCATTGATGACGTAATAGATGAAGTTGACATTGATAAGACACCAGTAATTGTAAGATGTAATGACGAGACAGTTCAGGCAGTATATGATGAATATGTTAAGTTCATTAAGCAGCAGAATATTGACCTTAAGGCTCAGTATCAGACTGATCTTACTACATATAATATACCAGCAGACCAGTTGAATGGTTCACAGCCAGTTGCTACAGAGCATAAAGAAAATTATGCTAAGCTTATGCAGTTAAGCGAGCTTATAGCAGCTACTGATGTAGACAACATTCCTGATGTTGATATGTTTGACCCAATTTATGGTAGACCAGTTGAAGCAACTGGAGAACACTTACCATGTGTATATTATCCAAAGAAGCTTACAGCAGATGTTAATACATCAGCTCCAGGTTATAATTCTAAAGATTATACAAGCAGTACAGACCTTGTTACATTTGATTCTATAAAGGGTCTTGTTCTTAAGAACGGTAACAATGGTTATTTTGATACTCCAAGAACAGTTCAGGACGATGGTGGACATTCAACAATTTGGACACTTGAGCAGGAGTATGAAGATGCATTATTGAAAGCATATAATGGTACTCATGATAGAAGAATTCTTTCTCCTAAGAGAATACCTGTATCTGCATTCTTTGATGCAAACTATCCATATACAGTAAAGAATATGATAGTTGATCTTGCTAAGACAAGAAATGATTGTAGAGTTTATCTTGATACTGGTATTATACCAAGTTTCTCTAACTCTGTTGTTAAAGGTCTTATCAAGAATTATACAGTATTTGATAGCCATATGGTATCTGTAGATGTACAGAACTATGAGGTTAGAGAGTACAGCACAAATAAGAAGTGCAACGTGACTACATCATACTTCACATCAGGTGAGTATGTTGATCATATAACAGAGAATGGAATGCATATTCCATTTGTTAGAGGTAATTGTACTCTTACAGGACATATCAAGGATAGCTTACAGCCAATCGTTGAAGAGTACGATAATGACCTTAAAGAGAGATTGTACAATAACAGATTAAACTACTTCGAGTGCATCGGAGAGAATTTATTCTATAGAGCAGTACAGAACACAACACAGAAAGCAGAAACTGACTTGCTTGAAGAGTCTGATTCTACTATCCTTTATACATTGAAGAGATTGGTAGAAAGAGATACTGAGAGTCAGATTTATAACTTCTCTGATGAAACTGTAAGAAAGGATTTCGTTGCAGTAGAGAAAGCTAAATATGCTTCATGGATTGGTTCAATAGTTCAGTCTCTTGAGTTCAATTTCGCAACTTCAGAATATGAATTTAACCATTCAATTCTTCATCTTTATTTAGCAGTAGTATTCAGAGGACTTACAAAGAAGGCTATCATTGAGATTGATATCAATAAGCGTCAGTATGTTGCTCCAGCTGAATCAGCAAATGAATAAATAGAAAGGAAAATTGGATTAGATGGGAAATACAATACAAAGCGGTATTAAATCGCATACAAATAATAACCTAACCAATTATGCTCTTTTCTTGGGTGGTACAAACGTAATTAACGAAGTTTTAAGATGTTATGACCCTCTTAAGACAGGTTATGGTCGTTTGTTCATGGTAAGAAAACCAGCATTCTTATTGGATCCTCAAACAGGTATACCTCAGCAGTTCAATAAGTTTAAACATATTGTAGAATATGGTAATACTGAAATTACTGGACTTAATGACGTATCAGTTGAGTTTGGTTCTATTACTGGTGGTTATGTTGGTAAGTCATTTGAGATTCCAACATTTGCTCAGGATAGTACAACAAGCTTTACTGTTACAGTATATGAATTCTCAGGTTCTCCTGTAAGAGAAGTACTTCATACATGGATCAATGGTACTACAGACTTGATGACAGGTCTTTCACATTACAATGGTTCAAGTCTTGAGAAGCTTCAGGCTAATCAGACAGCAGAGTTTATTTACTGCTCTACAGATGTTACTGGTGAGAATATCGAGTATGCATGTTTGTTTGCTAACTGCTTCCCAGGTGGATTGAATATCGACGTATTCAACCAGCAGGGTGCACAGCATGAAGTTGTTACTACTCAGATTGATTTCCACTGTACAAAGTATGAGTCAATTCAGATAAACAAGATGGCTAAGGTACTTTTGGATAAGTATAAGATAGTAGCTAACTCTCTTAACTTCTATAGTGGATTTAATGCTTCAGATTTCAATGAGGCTCTCCATTATGATATTAAGAGCGGTAAGATGGTATCTGGTATGGGTAATTCATCTGTACTTAATAGACCACAGAGTATTAACTCTTGGAACTAATATAAATAGATAAAAAAATAGAGAAGATAGTATAAATCTGTCTTCTCTATTAATTTGCTCAAACTCTATATACTGATAACAGATATTCCAACTAACATCGTTTTAAAAATAATAAAATACGAGGTGTATGTATGGATAAATATATGGAAATAGTGGGTAAAGATATTGATGAATTTGTTGATTTACTAGTGAATGAAATTCATAAAAGATTTCCTGATAATAATTATGATGTTAAAATATGTAATACTATTAGTACAGATAACCATCTTGAAATAGAATTCTCTCGTAATATATATGATTCACCACAAATTAATGAACTAGCTGAATCTAGGTTGAAAGCTATTCAAACTAAATAAAAAAAAGAGAAGGTAGATCAATTTCTACCTTCTCTAGTATTTTTATCTTCTTTTCTTTTTAGCTAGGTTGGAGAAATATCCACCTTTATTAATCAATTCGTCATAAGTACCTTGTTCTACTATCTTTCCTTTATCTATATAAAATATAGTATCTACATTCTTTATAGTTGATAGTCTATGTGCTACTATTAAAACCATGACATCATTTCCTATATTATCAATAGCTTTCTGTACTTCTGATTCAGCTTTATTATCTAATGCAGAAGTAGCTTCATCAAATATTATAAGTTGTGGTTTTCTTATAAATGCTCTAGCTATGGTAATCCTTTGTCTTTGTCCACCAGATAATTTCATACCATTCTCACCTATTATGGTATCGATATTATCTGGTAAAGATTGTATAAATTCTTTTAGATTAGCTTTATCAATAGCTTCCCAGACATCATCGTCAGTCACATTGGTACATCCATATGTGATATTATCTCTAATACTACCATTAAAGACTAACCCATTTTGTGATACAACACCGATTCGCTGTCTGTATATAGTTTGATTCACATAATCCATATCGACATTATTCACTCGAATGACACCAGAAGAAACTTTTCTAAGACCATTAACTAAAGATAATATAGTTGATTTACCACAACCAGAATATCCTACAAAAGCATACTTTTTACCTTTGATAAGTTTACAAGATACGTTATTTAATATATTTTCCCTACCATATGAAAAACTTACATTATCTAACGCTATTGTATTAATATATTCCATATCAATACTACCATTAGCTTCATATGGTATCTCTAACATTTCTATTACCATATCAAGTGTATTCACAGTCCTTGTATTTCTAGCAAATTCTTTAAGGATACCATTTATACTTTTAACTGTATCTTTAGCATAACTATGAATAAGAGTAAATGTTCCAATACTTATTCTTCCTAAACTAACCAAGTATGCACCACCAATATCTATTATGGTTCTAGATATGATTACTACAATATTCATTAGTTCGTGCAATGTATTAACTTCACTGAATACCTTGCTTTTATTATCTGCATCTGCTTTAAACTTATTAACAACATCTGCGATAATATTATCAGCATTTCCGTGACTTTTCGTAAACGGTGCCATATTAAAAGTATTTGATACCATACTTAATAATGCTTTAAAAGTTTTATTTCTTTCTACTATTAGATTATTAAGAGAACGACCTAGTATATTTTGTATTAATACGAATAACGGTACTATACAAATAACTATTAAACCTAGTACAATATGTATCTTTGTTAGTATAACTATTGATATTATTATATTAGTAACATTGTACAGTATAGTTGGTATTGCATTAACAAATATATCAAATATTATATTTATTACACTATCAATATTCTGGTGTACTGTTCCAGCGTCATGATTTTCACTAAAGTCTATTGGGGTCTTCAATACAACAGACATTATTCTTTGCTGTAATTGTACCTTCATTACGCTTTCTCTTTTACACAAGAATTTGTAATAAATCATACTTATAAATGCAAATAATAATACTATAATTGTCTGAATACCATATACTTTTAGCACCTCATTAAATGACTTACCACCTACTAATGCTGATACTGCTAACGCAAATACAATATTTCTCACAGTATCAGAAAAACTATCAACTAAGCTAAATATATAAATTATAAATAAGCTTAATCTACTTCCCTTTGTGCAACCCCATAGAAACCTAATTCTATCAATCATTCCATATTTCATTTTAAATCTCCTTTCCTATTATGGAACATAGTCTATATGCTTACATGTTTCATATAGCTATAAAAATAATATATTAATAAAGTGAACGCAATTACTTATATGATAGAAAGCCCTACCAAAAACAAAAAGTTAAACTATTAATACGGAAAGGTAGAATTGAAATGATTAGTGTATCATTTGTAAATAATAGAATACAACCTATCAGAGTCAACGATAGTCTAATCGACATCTTTAATACTATTAAAGAGAGTGAAAATAGTATTAATCTGTTAATAGGGGATTATATAACAAGCCAAGAAGTAAATATGATGAACGAGGCTGTTGGATTAACCACAGAGGCAGAAGAATCTATAAATAGTAAAAAAAGTAGTATCTTTGAAAAAATAGGAGAATTTACTCTTACAATATTTAAAAAAATTCAAGAGTTTATCGACAAAGTTATTAGAGCTATAAAAGATCTAATTTATAAGTTATCTCCAATTGAAAAGAAGATTGAAATACTGAAGAAAGAGAATCCAGAAATTGCAAATAAAATACTTGCAGAAATAGATTCTGGTAGTCTTACAATGATGGACTTGAAGAATCTTAATGAAGTAGAAAAAATGTATAATGATATTCTCGAATCTGCCAGACGAAAAGAAATAGATTCAAAAACCCTTGCTGGTAAAGTAGAAAAGTTTAAAAATAAATTTGAAGACCTCATTGATGAGAATAGTGAAACCTTTAAAAAGGTGAGGACTGCTGGTCAGGCAGTTACAGCTGTTACAGCCATTGTTCTTATTAAGAATCATTTAAGTCAGTCAGTAAAACTGGATTATGATATTAAGAAAGTATCAGCAGATTGGTTTGATAAGGCACGTGGAGTTGTTAATGATATGAAAGAAACTGGATATGCAGGGGCACTCGATCCAGATGAGTTATCTAAAGCACAAATAGTGTCAAATATCAATAATTATGCACAAGGTAATTTTGGTAAAATTATTGAAAAGAATAATATCATCATGAAAATACTTAATGGTGTAATGGGCTCTGTTTTATCATTACTTGGTACAGATACAAATGCCCATAAATTTATTGATGGTATAGATGCTTTGAATAACATTAAAGCAGGTGAAAACAAACGATAATTGAAAGGAAGTTTATAAAAACATGGCTAAGAAAGAAACAAAGAAACCTCAGGATACATCAGTTACTGAAGTAGTTGAGGAAGTTGTTGAAACACCAGTAGAAGAAGAAGAAGTAGAAGAGGTTACAGAACCTGTTGCTGAACCAGAAGTTGTAGAAGAGACTCCAGTAGTAGCTCCTGTAGAAGGAGTTGATAAGGAATCTGTTACAGAAGAAGAATATTTAGCAGTAGGATACGAGGATTATACTGGTAAATTTACACCAGATGTAGATGGTAGACTTATTGAGCTTATTGTACCAGATGGTATGATGGGTAGAGTTACTACATTACTTGGTGAACATGATTTGATAATTACTCTTACTGAAGAAGGTAAGAAAGCTACAGTAGGACCATTCTCTGGAGATAAGTTTAATGAAGCTGTTAGACTTGTTGCTGGTTGTGGTGTAATGTACAGAATTTAAGAATTAGAATAACTTCAAGGGATTTAACTTCTCTTGAAGTTATTCTTGTATCTAACACATTATGAAAACCATATCTTAAGATAACCAAGAAAGGAATCATACTATGAAAGCTATTTACACTAAAATAGGTGATAAGTTTTATAAGGTCAATCAAGAGACCAGAATACCATCTGTTTTAAATAAATTAGTTCCTGGTACTTCTACATCAGTTAAAGTTGATGGTAATAATAAATATATAGGTCAGATTATTAATATCAATACATTAGAAGGACCAGATACAAAATCCAATTCAGAACTTTATAAAGAGCTTACTGATTGGATTACAGATAAGAAAATAAAATCTATAGATACTCTACAAAATTACTATAAGGTATACATTGATTATTCTGTATATCAGGATAATGCTGAAATAGAACACTCACAGATAGTAAGACCATTAGATGTTGAAGATACTGCTGTTATATTAGGAGTTAATAAGGATAATGAAACTGTTTACAGAAGAGTAAAG